GACGAACTACATGTGGCCAAGGAAGAAGTATGGACTGCGATGGCTCTTGGATCTGCTACCCGTCCAGATGGCATAACGATTGGTATTACTACAGCAGGTGATGACACATCAGAGTTATTAAAGAATCTATATACTCGTGGACATAGTGCTATTGAAGGACAGGAAGACTTAGAGAGATTTGGATTCTTCTGCTGGGAAGCACCAAAGGGATGTGCATTAGATGACGAGGAAGCAGTAAGAAGTGCTAACCCTCAACTAGCATCTGGCATCCTAGATTGGGAGGCAGTTAAAAATGAATTAGCAACAATGCCTGCACCTGATGCCAGACGGTATAGATTAAATCAATTTGTATCTAGTATGAATGCTTGGATTCCAGTAGGAGCATGGGTAAATCTTGAAAATGGTAGACCAAATACACCACAGGTCTTTGCTATTGATCGTACTCCAGGATGGGAATATTGTTCAATTGTTACAGCAGAAGTATTAGAAAATGGAAAGACTGCTACTGAATTGGTAGCATCATTTAATAATACTAATATGGATGAGGTAATTGGAGCATGTCTGAAACTAGCAAAATATGGCAAAACATTTATTATGGATTCAAATGTATTAGATGATTTAGGTGCTGCATTAAAACAAAGGGGTTTAAGAGTACAATTTACATCAAATAAAGATTTGATTCTTGCATCAAATAACGCATATAGTAGAATAACAAATAAGGAGATTATTCATCCAAAAGATGACATAGTTTCCATGCAAATGCAGCAGGCAGTTCGTAAAAATAGCGGTGATTCATGGAGAATCGCTAGTAAAGATGGAAGAACTGAAGTTGATGCAGCAGTTGCAACAGTATTGGCTATTTGGTTTGTTGAAACACAAGTTAAACCAACACAGATGGTCTTTTAAAGGAGAACATAATGGGATTTAGAGACAGAATAGTTGAAAGACTTGGTTACGCAGTAGATGTAACTGAACCATTTGTTCCTGATACACAAAATCGTGGAATGTCTGCACCATCAAGAGAAGCAATTGTAGTTACAGAATCAAGTGCACTTACATTAGTTCCTGTCAGCAGAGCAATTTCAGTACTTGAAACTGCAATTATGCAAATTCCAATCAATGTAATGCGTGGAGAAGATAAACTATCAAATCCTGCTTGGCTTGATTATCCAGATATTGAAAACAATGTTTCTCAATCTGAATGGCTTGGTACAACTTTATTTCACATGGCTACAACAGGAAATGCATTTTGGTTAGTTCAAAGAAATCCTCGTGGCATTGTAAATATCAAGAACATACATCCATCAAATATTTCAGTTCAGGCTGATAGCAATGGTGTGATTTTCTATCAAATTGGTTCAAAGAGATATACATCAAGAGACATTGTTCATATTAAGTTATGGAAAAAGATTGCATCAGATGCACTTCTTGGTGAAGGACCAATTCAAAGACACAAGTCAGTGCTTCGTTCAGCATTAGACTTACACAATTATGCAGATAACTGGTTCCGTACCGCTGCAGTTCCAACTGGAACATTAACAACATCAGAGTTTCTTTCTAGCGAGGTAGCAAAGCAAAATAAAGATGCTTTCATTGAATCTCAACAAGAAAGAAGTATTGCTGTCTTATCATCTGGACTTAAGTATGATTCAATTGCACTTAATCCAGAACAGGCTCAATTCTTGGAAAACCAAAAATATATCACTCGTCAGATTGCAAATATGTTTGGTGTTCCTGCAATGTATATGGGCATGTCAATTGAAGGACAAGGAATGACATATGTAAATGGCAATGAAGACCGCATCAAACTATATGATGATGGTTTACAGCAATATATTGTTCGTATTGAACAGGCTATTTCTGATCTATTGCCTCGTGGCCAACACGCAGAATTTAATCTAACAGAATTCTTGCGTCCAAGCCAAAAGACAAGATATGAAGCATATGCAATTGGTTTGACTAACAAGTTCTTGACAGTTGCAGAAATTAGAGACATGGAAGATATGCCTCAAATGGATGCTAGTCAACAAACCAACTAAAATGGAGTAATGAATATGGAAAATATTATTAGACGCTCATTTGAAATTAGAGCAACTGATCCTGAACAACGCACTGTTGAAGGTATCGCTGTTCCATATAATGACACAATTGACATTGGTGGCGGTATGAGAGAACAATTTGCACAAGGTGCAGTTGATCTTAACGCAGATGTTAAATTGTTTAGAGACCACAAAGAAATTATTGGTCTTGTTACAAAAATGGAAGATTCTGAAAATGGCCTATTAATTAGAGCAAAGATTTCAGAAACATCATTGGGAAATGAAACGCTTAACTTAGTTAAGGATGGAGCAATCCTTTCTTTTTCAGTAGGGTTCATTCCAGTTATTGATGAAAAGAAAGACAACACAATCATTCGCAAGAAAGTTGACCTTAAAGAAGTTTCTTTAGTCGCTTTCCCTGCATATGACAAGGCTGAAGTACTTTCAGTCAGAGAATAAAACAATCAGGAGGATAAATCCATGGAAAATACAACACCTGATTACACTTCAGCAATTGAAGAAGTTCGTAATCATGCAGAAGAGTTGGAACGCCGTCTTGATGTTATTGCAACATCTAAGGTAGAAGTTTCTACTCCACAATTCCGTTCCTATGGTGAATTCGTAAAGGCTGTAGCAAAGGGCGACGATGATGCTCTTGCTCTATACCGTGATTTCACAGGTGGAACAACTTCAGACTCAATCGTAAAGAACGCTTGGGTATCTGATACTGTCCGCATTCTAAATGCAGGACGCCCAACATTTAATGTTCTTTCTTCAGCAGCACTTCCTGCAGAAGGAAACAATGTTGAATATCCAGTACTTGACAGCAACACACTTGATGTTGCAGAGCAGGCTGCAGAAGGAGACACACTTGCATATGGCAAGATTGCTCTTACTTCAGCAACTGCACCAATCAAGACATACGGTGGATACACAGATTTCTCACGCCAAGTTCTTGAGCGTTCATCTGTAAACTATGTTGACACAGCATTCCGTGCAATGATTGCAAAGTACGCTGCTGCAACTAACGCTGCTGCTCGTGCAGCACTTGCTGCTAATGCAGGTTCAATGAACACAGCAACAGTTTCTGCTTGGGATTCTTCAGCAGTTATTGAAGCACTTGCAGATGCTGCAGCAAAGGTAAACAATGACACAGGTCGTGCACTTGAGTTCATTCTTTGCTCATCTGATGTATTCAAGGCTCTTGCAGGCGTAACAGATGAGGCTGGTCGTCCAGTTCTATCTAACGCTGGTGCAACAGTTAACACATTCGGTTCAATCAACCCAGTTGGTCTAACAGGAAACATTCTTGGTCTTCCAATCGTTATGGACCCATCACTTACAGGTGGATCATTGTTCACAGGTAACTCTGCTGCTCTTACAACATACGAATCAGCAGGCGCACCATTCCGTTTGAACAAGGAAGACATCACAGCATTAACAAATGCATTCTCAGTGTACGGATACCTTGGTATCGCAGCACCTGAAATCAAGGCAATGGTTGCAGTAGCAAACCCACTTGACTAATTTAAAGGAGTAGATGATTATGGACTGGACAGATTTGAAGGCGTATGTAGGTTCATCAACTAATGATGATGACTATGTACAAGAATGCTGGGACACTGCAAAGGATCTAATTGCTTCTTATATTAAGAACACAAAGATTCCTGCTGGTGTATTAAAGCGTTGCTACCTTGAAGTTGGTTCAGAACTATTTCATCGTAGGAATGCACCAATGGGTGTGGCTCAGTACGCTACTTATGATGGCGCACCTGCTAATACAGCAAGAGACCCACTCGTTGGTGTATATCCACTTCTCAATCGTTATATGACGAGGTTTGCATGAACCTAACTGCAGTTAGAGAAGAACTGAAGTCAGCCATAATTCTTGGCGGTATTTCAAAGGTATATACATATGTACCAGAAAAGCCACAACCATTATGTGCAATTATTGAACCTGATACTAACTTTGTCTCAGTATATGAGAACCAATATAATGCAGATTATGCATCTGCT